GGAGTGGCAACAGATTTAACTTTAGCTGTTGGTGGTGACATGAAAGTTAAAGTTGCTGGCGATTATTCTATTCAGGCTGCAAATATCTATACAAAATCAGATGGAGTGCATGATACACAAGCAGTCGGTGCATTAAGCATCAAAGGTGCTACAACTAATGTTGAGTCAGAAGGTACAGCCAATTATCTATCTGGTGGCACTACAAGAATGGATTATGCACAGGGTCAGTTTGGTAATGGTGCTGATGGAGCCAACGATGTCGAGAATGTTCCGTTGACACCTCCAGCACTTGGAGTCCCGATTAATCCTGTTGTTCCATTTACGATTTTACCAGAAAGACAGATTGAAGAAAAAACTGTGGCTGAAACTCCAGATGATTATGACACTCCAGAGGGTCGTGCTGCATCTGCTGAACAAGCCAGAAAAGAGGGTGTGCCTAATGCACCACCACCAGTTGCATCAGAAGAAGCACCAGTAATTATTAAACCTTCTGCTAACGCTAAAGAAGTTCCTGTGGACACTAGTATTATTAAAACTACTAAAGAATTTACAAACGACTATCGTTTATCCAAGAACTTTACTCTTGGTATGTTAATAGATGGTGGTGTTGGTGGCAAGCACAGATTAGTTGATCAAATGCTTAAAGAAACTAAAGATGGTCCAGAAGTATTATTTACTGCTCAAGACATTGTAGCCAATTTAGCATTAACTGCTCAAAATCTACTTGAACCTGCTCTTGAAGTTCTTCCAGGTGGTATTGGTGGATATAAAACTCAATGGAGAATAAACTCTGGATATCGTCTTCGTGGAGTTGTTGGTAATGAATCTCCAACTTCCGACCACTGTAAGGGTAGAGCAGTTGATATTGGTATTCTATTACCAAACAAGGGGCAGAAAACATACGAGTTTGTTCAAGCGTTAGAAAAGATTCTTCCTTATGATCAGATTATTCTTGAGTATCGTTATCCAGAGTCTATCTGGATTCACATGGCATACAAAGCAGGTGGAAAACGAAAGATGGCATTTACAATGGTAAATGATAAAACATACAAACGAGATGCAAAAGGCATTCCTGCTGGATTTGTTCTCCTTGATAATATTCCACCGAAATCAGCATAATGGCTTGGACTCCGTTATCAACAGATCTTGGATCAGTAAATGAGAATGTTTCTATTTCTCATACTGTAACATATGTTGATGATGCTACTATGACTTCGTACCCTGTAACTATCACTGCAACTGAAACGAATCCTAATACAATAACTATTTCTGGAGATACACTTTCTGGATACTATCAGGATTCATTTAATAATACGATTACATATAGAACACCAGAGGGAACATTTCCTGTAGTTACAAAGTTTAATCAAATCGATCTTAATAAATTAGATGAGATGATTTCTTACAAAGCCAGTACAGTAACCTCTAGAGTTTTTACATATACAGCAACAGCTAAGGATGGCGCAACCACAGTGGCGACTCAGACTTATACTAAGACAGTAACCAACGATTGGACTTCTGGTAAAACCTCTTTACAAACTTATGTGGGATATACTTTATAATGCCAGCAGTTAGTAGACTCGGAGATATGAGTACAGGACATGGGTGTTTTGCACCAACAGCTTTAGTCCAAACTCCTGTCGCTAAAACATTTTTTAATGGAATTAAAGCGTCTGTGGTAGACAATGCATGCCAGCATGCCTCACATACATGTGGAATTACCACACATTCTGGTTCAACTAGATCTCCATCTTCTGGAGCCAGTAAGACATTTATAGAAGGTAAACCTGCAGCAAGAATAGGTGATAATATCGCTTGCGGAGATGCAATAGCTGAAGGATCTACTAATTCTTTCATAGAATAACCTAAATAAAGAATATGGCAAGAAATACAAGAATCTTCTCTGACTTAGACCTAAATTTCACTAAACATCCAGTGACTGGGGATATTACACGCAGATACGACGAGAATGCGATTAAGCAATCCGTAAAAAACCTTCTTTTAACCAGAAACTTCGAGAGACCATTTCATAGCGAGATCGGCTCTCCTGTTCGTGCATTACTTTTTGAACTTCCTGGTCCAATGTTTTCGATGATGATGCAGCGAGCCATTATCGATGTTATTAATAACTTTGAACCAAGAGTAGAACTCTTAGATGTTCGAGTTGATGATTCTTTGGACGCTAATGAAGTTTATGTAACAGTAGAATTTAAAATAGTTAATACCGAGAGTCCTATTACTCTTGATCTAGCATTAGAGAGAACCCGATAATGGCAAACAATAATAAAAGAATACAAGTATCAGAGTTAGACTTTGATGCTATTAAATCTAATCTAAAAACATTCTTACAAGGACAAACTGAGTTTCAGGATTATGATTTTGAAGGATCTGGACTTTCTGTTCTGCTAGATGTTCTTGCTTATAATACTCACTACAATGGAATTTATACTAACCTAGCTGTCAATGAATGTTTCTTGGATTCTGCTAGTAAACGAGCCTCTGTAGTCTCTCTTGCTAAAATGCTTGGTTATATGCCTCGTTCAGCAAGTTGTGCGACTGCCACCGTAACTGCCACTGTTACTTCTCCGACAAGTTCGCCATCTACTGTAACTCTTCCAGCAATGCAACCATTTACAACTTCGATTGATAATGTATCATATACATTCTATAATCGTTCAGCCGTAACAACTGCATTAGTTTCTGGAGCATATACATTTACGGGATTGGTCTTAACCGAAGGAACTCCTCTCCAATACAAATATACTATGGCTCCAGGTGTTCGTTTTATTATTCCAAATGCTAATGCTGATTTAAGTACACTAACAGTTAGTGTTCAACAAACATCTTCTTCAGATGTTTATGAAGTATATACTCGTGCTGATACAATAACTGAAGTAACAGAACTTTCTCATGTATATTTTGTTAAAGAAATTGATGATGGTTTATACGAAATTTCTTTTGGTAACGATAATCTAGGTATTGCATTGTCAAATGGAAATGTTGTTACATTAGACTATATGGTTTCTAGTTTAGAAGAACCAAATTCAGCATCATCATTTACATATGGTGGTGTTACTTTAGCAGGGAGTAGTTTATCTGTTACTGCTACTGCTGCAGCTTCTGGTGGTGCTTCTTCAGAAAGCATTGATGAAATTAAATTTAATGCACCAAAATACTACGCTGCACAAAACAGAGCAGTAACACCAGATGATTATAAAGCCATTATTCTTAAGAACTTTCCTGAGGCACAGACTATTTCAGTGTGGGGTGGAGAAGATAATAATCCTCCAATCTATGGTAAAACTTATATTTGTATTAAACCCAAAGAAGCAAGTAAATTAACTAATCTACAAAAAGAGTTTATTAAGAATAATATTTTAGAGTCACGAAATATTGTTTCTATTACTCCAGAAATAGTAGATCCAGAATTCTTTAACATTAAAGTAACATCATTCGTTTACTATAATCCAAGAGCAACCACCAAGACTGCTGCACAGATTCAAACATTAGTTAAACAATCAATTATGAGATATAACGATGAAGAGTTGGAAAGATTTGATTCTGTTCTTCGTTATTCTAAACTCACTAAGATTATTGATGAAACAGATCCAGCTATTACAAATAACATAACTCGTATTATGATTCGTCATCCACATGAGGTAACTTATAATATTGCAACTCAATATGTTCTTGATTTGATTAATCCAATTTCTCAAGATGGTGGTAAACAAGGTGAAGTATTTGCATCGACTGGATTTTATATCCCAAACAGTAATGAACTACATTTCCTTGACGATGATGCTAATGGAAACATTCGTTTGTACTATACAAACACTAACTTTGAAAAAGTTATTGTCACTCCAGACATAGGAACGATTAATTACGAAACGGGAAATATTACAGTTCGTAGTCTAACAATTCGAGCCATTGATGGAGCATTCTTTGAGTGGCAGGTAAAACCAGAATCATATGATGTAGTTTCAGCGTTAAATCAAATTGTTCAAATCGATCCAACATTATTAACTGTTGAAGCGATCGCAGATAATACAATTAATGGCGATTTACAAGCAGGTTACAATTATCAGTTCAACTCTATTAGATCATAATGAGTCATACTAGTCCAGTAAGAACACCGATAGCATCGGTAGTAAAACGACAACTCCCTGAGTTTATCAGGGAGGACTATCCTACATTTGTTGCATTTGTAGAAGCATATTATGAGTATCTACAAACACAAGGTGTAGATTTAAGTAAATTTAGAGACATTGATGTAACTCTAGAAAGTTTCATTGATCAGTTTAAAAAAGAACTTGCGTATAATCTACCGATTGTTGTAGAAGACGAAAGATTTTTACTATCACATATTAAAGATCAGTATCTTGCTAAAGGATCTGAGGCATCATATAAGTTACTGTTTAAACTTCTTTACGGTAAAAATGTAGAATTATTGTATCCTGGACA